GTTATCCATCATTATCACCAAAAAATAATCTTGTATTATCTCTGGAGACTCTACCAAAAGCATCTGTTTCTTCAACGATTTCTCCTAATAATGTTCTATTATTTTTTCCTAACAACAAACCGAAATATTCTATAGGATGTTTAAATAATGATGGATAACCATCTGCTGCTAATTTTGCTTGACCATCACTTGTAATTCTTACAGGGAAAGCTATTCTTGTAATTAATTGCAAAGGAGTCCATATGCCTTTTTGCAAACCCCACATTAAATTTATAATAGAACGAGTAGCTAATCTAGGACTATCAATAATTCTACTTTTTTCAAACCATCCTGTAGCAACTAAATCTTTGTCAAAATATTTATCTATGCCTTGTGCAATTTTTTTTCCATAGGCTAATTCCATATTTCTAATACCTTTAGAAACTCTACCTGTACTGTTTCTAATACTTCTCATATTAGGAACAGTTATACTTTCTTTAAGTAATTGTTGAGGTAAATGCGGTGTAGGTGCTTTTTGTTTTTTTCCATCAACAACAATTTCTTTACCCATATCATCTAGTTTTGCTCTTTGACCAGGAAACACACCTTCAATACCTTTTATAACTTTATTAGCACCTGTTTTAACATTGTGCCAACTTAATATATCGCTAACCCAATAACTGCTTACATTTTCTGTACTAAATCCTCTTAAATTGCCTTTAGTAATATCTAAAAATGATTCAATAACATCTGGTCTTTCTTTAGCTTCTTCCATAGCTTCACCAGCTGCATCCAATATTTTATTAAACACTTGTTTCTGGGTTGTGTAACCTATATTAGCATTTGTATTTTGAAGAGTAGCATTTACAAAACTTGCTAATAACCTATTGCCTTTTTCTGCAGGTATTCTTGAATTGATAATAAACCTTCTAGTATTTTCAATTACCTCTGCTTGGTTTTGCCATACAAAAGTATCTTTAGGTGTCCAGTCTCCCCATAATCTTCTTGCTTTATCTTTTTCTTTATTACTAGATAAATTATTAAATATTTTATTTAAACCAATACTCTCTGCAGTTTTGTTCCATTTATACCCTTGTGGCATATTAGGCATACCTTTAGGGTCTTTAAATATAAATTTTTCAAAAGCATTTCTTACTGCTTGTTCTTTTTGTTTTGGTGTTCCTAATTTACTTGCTTTAATTAATTCTTGTGATAATTCTGGAGTAAAATTTTTAACAATTAAATTTGTGTCATCTAAATTTTCTGACCAGGCTTTCATAATTTGTCCACCTTCATCTGATTTAAGAAAGTAGTTCATAGCTTTTTCTCTGTTTACAGTTCTTAGCCTAGTAACTCCATCATTACCTACTTCTTTTATTAACCCAAAAGTTTTGTATCTTTGTCTAGTGCTCTGTGAAATGCCTTGTAATTTATTTGCTAAGTCTCCCCTTATAAATAAGATACCATCAATAATTCCTGATATATTTCTATACGCATTTGTATTAGCATCTACAAATTCACCTGCTACCAAACCTCCTGCTGTTACAGGTTGTGCTTCTGTAGTAGAAGAAAAAGCAGAACCTTTAAAATTAGCATACAACTGTCCTCTTCTGTTTGATTCATCCCAAGCCTCAGAACCGCTGCCAAAGTACGGAAACCAAGAATTGCCTAAACCAGATTCATTACCTGGACTTTCTAAATCAAAAAACTTATCACCAAATTGTTCAAACCCAACTGTTAAAGCAGATGGTCCTGCTTTCTCAAATGCTGGTCCACCATCTAAAAATGGAATAAAGTCTTTTGTTAAATCTTCTTTTCCTTCTACATACTTTGGTTTTATTTGTTTTAAAAATTCTTTCATAAATATAGGATTAGTAAATGCTTTTGTTAAGTCTAAATACTCTTCACCATTTTTTGTAAAAGATATATCCTGACCTTCTTCTACAGATTTTTTAATTGCTTCACCTCTAGCAATCATATATGTTTTTAGTAACCTACTAACAAATTGTGGGTAAGCTGCTACACCAGTTGATGCAACTTGTGTAAATTTTTTAAACTGTCCTTTAGTTCTTTCAAATACATTTCTGTCATCTTGTGCAGCTCTTTTACCTGCAGCTTCTAACGTTTGCATCCAGTTATAAATACCCGCATTTGATAATTGAAAATCTCTAGCATTTTTTCTTATTGTTCTACCATCATTTGCAAAATTATTTACATAAGATAAAACATAAGGTTCTGCTTGTTCTGGTGTAAGCCCATACTTTCCTAAAGTTGTTACTAAACCTGACGGAGCAAAGTTATAAACAGAAGCTAATTGTTTTATGTTTTCTGCTTGTTCTGGTGTTACAGAATCAAACTTTGTTTCTTTTTGTTTATCTAACAAATACTTTTCTGTAATAGAATTTTGTACTGCCTTATTAGATTGGCTATATTCTGGATATAGCATTATGTAGTTCTTAGTAATATATTCAGAATATCGTCATTAAAACCTGATTGAACATAAGCTGATACCATATCTGAATTTTTATACTCTGTACCAGGTCTAGCTATTGGAAAATTTTGTGCATTAGATATTGTAAAATTACCAGGTTGTATTGTTTGAGCACCTGTCATAATACTTTCATCTTGTCTTTCTGTTGCTCTATCTATACCAGCAGATAAATCTATTTTAGGTTGTGGTAAATCTTTAACGTTTGGCAAACCACCAGTAACTTCTACTTGTCTTTTAATTTCTTCACCGGTTCCATAAGTCTCACCTTTGGTAAGACCAGGTATCATACCTTTTGTATTATCAACAAAGTTACGACCTGTAGATAAACTTGACCCGTTATAATTATTTTTAGAAATCCTGACCATCTTCATCCTCATCATCGTAATACATAAAAGTAGAACTTATAATCATATAACCAAAAGGAAAAGCTAAAGGAGGCATTTTATCTGTAAATATTTTAGGTTGAGGTATACCTTCCTCCATCAAAATATCATCTCCTAAAATATCTACATCCTCTAAAGAGTTCATAACTATATCTGCAAAATCTTTATTGATTGACATTATCCTCCCAAACCTTGTAATAGTTGTTGTATGCCTGGTGGAGCTCCCTGTGGTGGTAGGGATGCTCCTCCAAGCAATTCTTGTTCAGCGACTGGTATTTCTGGTTCTTCTGCAGTAAAGAATTTATCTAATATGCTTTGCATATCATCTGGATTTTTTCTTATCTGCACAACAGCCATAGTTGCTTTTGGATTCCCTTGCTGTGCCTGAGCCAATAATGTATCAAACAATACTTTGTCTGCTTTTTCTTTTGTAATTCTCATATTTACCATACTTAAATTATCAAGTCCATCTAAATTTTCTTGCAATGTTTGTGTATCTATAATACCAGCTTGTAGTAACTGCAGCCCTGTTACAATTTTCTGTGGCTCATCATAACCAGCCATAGCACCGTAAACTCTTCTTGTTTTATATGCACCTTGTATATCTCTAGTTGGGTCATACTTTTCTGAAAAAAATTGGTTATTGTAATATCCAGACAGTTCTTTTGATTGACCACCGTACATTTTTTCATCCCACTCTAATCTTTTAGCATCAATCATTTCTATAGCATCTGACATAACTGTATGATATTCTCTAATCATAAGAGACATACTTGCACCTAATTCTTCTAGTCCTCTACCTGTAGCAAAACTTAGTGGAGATTGTGAATCATCTGTTACAGGATATGCACCACCTACACGAAGTTGTCTTTCTATTCTATCAATCTGTTGAAAAATCTGATAAGGAACATTTGATGCAGGTTTGCTTACTTGTGTACCTGGAGCTAAAAAGTTTACTGAATATCTACCTTTACGATATTGTCCTGATTCTATTTCTCCTGATATATTTGTTTCTGTGAATACTGCGTCCTCCATAGCAATTATTGACATAACATTTATCTTTGCCATAGAAGCCATAAGTCCTATAATTTGGTCATACTGTCCTTGTAATCTGTCAAAAGCAAATTTCTTTGCAATAACAAATGAAGGACCACTATCAAGTGGATTTGGTATAAAATCAAGAATAGTAGCAGAAGTCATATGAAATACATAAGTACCTTCTTCGTTATAATACTCTGCAATTAAATCACCATCTCCATTTGAGTTAGCCCAACTACCATTATATGAATCTGTATAGGCAGAAGCATAAGCACTACCTATGCCCAATGTATTTACTTGATAAGCATTTTTTTGATTTATTTTATCAGCAAAATTTGGATAGGCTTTACTAAGAGCTTTTTTAGGAACTCTTCTAATTATTGCCATTTCATTTGGTTGTTGGTCTGCACCAAAATAACCAGGAAAACAATTATAAGGGTCTCTTAGTTCTGCACAAGGATATGGTGTGCCATCAGGGCCTTTCTTTTCTCTAATTACCCATACTGCAAAACCATAACCAGGCAACCATCTACCTACTTGTGGCATTTGTAAATCTAATTTTTGTGTGTCATCATACGAAGTTACAATACGAGCTATCTTGTCTGCTTTACCTCTAGCCCTGTCAGAATCTTTATTGTTAGGTACATCTACTTTTAGATTAGGAATACGACCTATTTTTTGTGCTAAATGCTCTAACCCTGACATCATCAAGTTAGGCACAGGTATTTGATAATCTTGAAATCCTTTTAGCTGGTCTCCTAGTAAAGCAAGAATACCATCAGGACCTCCATTCATAATTGCACGTATACGGCCTCTAGTAGAATATGCACTTTGATTATCATAATGAAGTTGCGTAATTTTATATTGTATTTCTTCTGGTTTCACTTTATCCCCACGGGCTTTCGTTCATATTGCTAACATTCCATTCTCCAAAACTAGGTTTATAATCTAATCCTACCTCAGCTAATCGTTCTTTTCCTAATCTTCTTATAACTTTTAGTGGAAACCAACTAGCCATTACGACATCTGATTTATAATTTTTCGCCTTGCTTGCTCTACTAGCAGCAGAAGAAAAATAAATTAGTTGCCTACGATATATATTACTCTTAGTTTCACTTTCTGTATCACCATAAGGTAGATTTATTAGCTTTTGCTCAAACATTTGCTGCATACTTCCTACACCATAAATTGGGTCATATTTATTTTTTTGTGTTTGATGACCTTCTAAGTAAATACCAAATCTACTGCAATAATCTTTTATATCCCTATCTTGCCTTATAGCTTTTTGAAATCCATTTTCTTCAATAACCCAATGTGCTAATCCATACTTTTCATACCATTTCTGTATAGATTTTTTAGCTTGTATAACCCCACCACCTTGTTCGTTTTCTATATCTACTAAATATAACTTTCCTGTTTCTGAATTAGCTGCCCATAATACACAGGCCTGAAAGCCAGTAGCGGCTGGGTCAAGACCTGCAATCAAATGTGTACTAGAAGGAATATGTCCTATTCTTCTATTAACATCTCTACATTGGTCAATATCTTCTGTATTAAACATAGTTATACCTTCTACAAATGCTTTATTGAGATAAACCATTTCAAATATAGCTCTACCTCCTGTAGTGTCTGCATTATTTTTTTGTGAAACAAGCCACTTATAAGTTCTTTTACTTGGCCATAACATACAATCGTTGTGATGTTGTATTTCTGTTTCTGGCAAAACACACTCTGTGCTGTGTGCTTCTTCTACTATTGTTTCAAACTCAGGGTTTTCTAGTAAAAAATTATACAAATCTTCAGGATGTTGTCTTGAACCTATTACAACCACAGCAGTATGTTCTTCTTTACGTGATGATAAAGTAGTTGTCCACCATTGTCTTGTTTGTTCTCTAGCACTTGGTTGTATTGTTGTGCCGTGGTCCTCTATGTCATCTGCAATAATTAAATCACAATCACGTGATAATATTTTGCCGCCTTTACCTACTGCAACCATAGTAGGTGATTTGATACCTGTAATTGTTCTAGTACCAATAGTAAATTGTCCTGATGACCAAGATTTACCTGAACGTATTTTAGGTTGAAACTTTTGTCCTGGACCATTTATTTCTTCATTTAATAGTTCGTTGTTTTCTAAATGGTCAAGCACAGCACCTACTGCATTTTTTGCAATATCTTCATTTCCACCAACCCACATAATCCTTATGTTTGGATTTTGACATATCTGCCATACAGCAAAGTGTGTAAGCAAATCTGTCTTGCCGTGTCTAGGCGGGCTAAGTATCATTTGTTGCTTACCATTTTCTATAGCATCAACAATACTGTTAATCCACTTTTCGTGAAAATCTGCTGTTTCATATAAATCACCTGTCTCTGTTTTAAAATACCTATCTCTAAATTCTTTAAAATCTTTTAATGATTGTTGTGCAGCTTCAGACATTTTCCAATCTTTTTGTAATTCAAAATTTTGTTTATCTTCTAAATAAGCAGCTAGCATTTTTGTAACTACACTACGAGATATATTCATAGCATCTGCAACTTGTTGATGTGTAACTTTTTTAAGTTCTAATTTAGCTGCATATTTTTGTACAAACTCAGGATAATCATTACCACGTGATGTAGTTGTAATTATTTTTTCTTCTGTAACAATAGTTTCTTTTTTGTTGCGTTTATATTCTGCTTTTCTTTTACAAGGAGTAGAACAATAAAGTTTTCTACCTGAAGGTTTAAATTTTTTTCTACAGCCTGTTAGCTTACAAGTTTTGCTAGCAGACATTATTTTGT